GGGGTCTTAGTAGTCTCGCTCCATGAGGACGCGTCCCACCTCTGATGAGATCAAGGTGGGGAAAACTCGCACGGAGCAGAACTGGTTGATAAGATGCACCCAGTCGTGTAGTGCGAGGCCGTATCTGTCGCCAAGAAGCAAGCAGAAATCGGAATGAAGAACGGGACTAGCCGTGTCGACGATGGCGGTGTTGATGCGCCAGCGGGGGACGATGATCAGATCGGTCTGGAAGAGCAACTCATCACAGAGAGAATAGAAATGGTCCCAGAGGCGCGTGTATTGGTAGGACACGTGGCCCATCTCGCCAAAGCCGAGAAGCATGTTGTAGAGCGCGCCTGCGACTTTTTCGTAATCGGAGACATCGCGGCGCTTGTCGGTAAGACGGGGAGAGTTCATGAACTTCCCGAACTTACACAAGAAGGACGGTAAGCGGGTCCAGCACCACAAACCGTTCTCGCGTTTGAGGAAAACGCCCTTGAGGAAGGTGGTGTGTCGAGGATGATCGACAGGGTACCATTGGGCCTTGGCTTCGAGACCAAAGGCAGCGTAGGCACGGGCGAACCACTCGACAGTGAATCTGTCTATGGTCATACGGCGGTACTTGAGACGCCTGCACACCTTTCGAAACACCATGATAGTCGTCAGGATATTGACCCAGGTGTTGAAGAGGCAGGTGCCGTTTTCGCCAGTGAGGCGCATGTTGCGGACAAACCAATTCCGAAAGGGTTCAGGATGTTTGTAAGCGCGGTACTTGCCGAGATCGGCAGTGATTTCCTCTTCATACATCTCGCGGTAGCGTTTCATTTCTTCGGGGAAGAATTCGTAGAAGAGGAGTTCGCACAAGTCGAGGAGTTCGGCTCCCTGAGACTTGTCATATTTCGAGAAATCATTCTCGAACTTGTAGATGTGTCCTTGCCAATGGAATATGCCGGCAGAATCATCGCCGAGAGCCATAAACCATAGGCCTTCTGTGGCCGCGTGGGCGCGGTTCCAGAAGTTTTCCAGCTTCTTCGGGTCAGCACCGTCCGCGAAGTAAATGTGGACAGATTGTAGATCCCCGAGGAGGAGCACGACTTCGGTGTCGTGGTTGAACCGCTTGGCAAGAGCGTGTTGAAGGGCAGCGACGTAGGGGCCCACAGCACAGAAACTGCTGTCGGTGCAGTTAATGACTGGGCGACCTACAAACTTGGTGCCATCGTCGCGAAGCAACTCGTCCGTCTTAAGGAAGACGTGGTTGCCAAGGTCGGGAGTGTTCTCGAGTTCTAGACGTTCAGCATTGCGTTTTCGACCTCGCTGTTTGGGGTTGAGCTCTGCTTCCCATTCGCCGGGTTCGGGAGGGTCCACGACGAAGTGGCGGCAGAGGGCCATTGCTAGCCACATAGCGTCTTCGCAGGCGTGTTTGTCAACAGGGATGCGATTGTTTACGAGAAGACGGCTGTTCATGCAGGCTAAGAGGTTGGTCTCAGTACGTCCAGGACGATACATCGGAGTTACGAGCCAACATTCAGCGTGCCAGTCAGATGGGGTCTCCTCATAAAGCATGGGCTTCCCGAGCGGATCGGGACAAATGTCGAGGAGGATCTTTTTCTTTCCAAAAGGTTGAGGAGGGCCGTAGCTTTGTCTGCGGCTAGGCATATTGGAAATAGGCTGGACCTCGAGGAAGTCACCAAGGACTGTCAGAGGGGAGCCGTGGAGGGCAGCTTCTTGATAAGCTAACCACAAAGGGCCCCGTTCAGACATATCGGTGTTCCACTCGATGTGTCTACGTAGACGCTCGTCAAAGCCGTATTTCATGCTGTTCGTATGGAAATACCAAGGACTCCATGATTGATACTTGATGGTCTCGGCCAAGCCGATGACCCAAGCACCAATGTGGAGGGGGCCCACTCGGAAGGTCTTAATGACCTCTTCAACGAGTGCACTCTCTTTCGGCCATTTTCG